TGGTTTAAGCAGTTCAGAATTAACAACATTAAATAATTACGTTTCAAACTTACCAAAATGATAAACAAAAAAAATGCTTCTTTATATATATTTCTTTTAGTTGGGGTTGTAGTTCTTTTTTCGTCTTTTAAAAATAAAGCAAAAAAATTAACTGGTTCTGTTTATGTTGACCAAACAGATGCACCAACAGGAACAACACAAGTTTATTCTAAAGTAGGTACTAAAGTTTACTACCTTAACGGTAATACAATTTACACTAACGATACTGCTAATATTGGTATGACTGTAACAGGAAAAAATACAGATGGCACAATTTCAATTGTGTTTGGTGATGTTTTCCAAAATGGTTTACCAGGTTATGTTTATTCAATTGACGTTCAAACTATTTAAAATGAAAAAAGGAAACATTATATATTATGCATTAGGTGCTTATGCAATATGGTATTTATACAAAAAATATTATAAAGTTGCAGCACCAGCAACACCAATTGTACAATCTACAAATGATGCATTAGTTGAATCAATTGGAATTGAAAAACAATTAATTGCTCCAGTAGATATAGTAACACCAACTTACAATGTTAAATACAGTTTAAGCGGGGTTAAATATAAATTACCACAAACTCTCTAATATGCCAACAAACATAAATATAAACCTATTGCAATATGCTACTGATTTTTATACAGTAGATGTTAGCCAATACATAGTAAGTGATTGTAATACTATTACTTTTGTAAATTATGGTACTGCAATAGTTACTATTGAAAACGTACCATTGCAGCAAAATCAATCATTAAGCATCAGCGGTAATGCTGGTGAAGTAACAAACCAAAAATTCTTTGTCAATTTCGGAACTAGCACAACTGGTAACAACTGTGTTATAATCAGAAAACGATACATAAACATATAATTTTATGAGCAGCAATATAGAAGTTAAATTAGACGTTCTTAATCAAAAGGCTTCGCCCGCCTTATATGCTGCATCATTAGCAAATAGACCAGCAGCAAGTTTCACAGGACGTTTATTTGTAGATTCAGATAGTCCAAGTACAGGAATATACCGAGATACAGGCACTACTTGGGTACAAGTAGCCGACCAAGGTGCTGGAACGACAGGAACTTTGCAACAAGTAACAACTAACGGAAGCAGCACAACAGTAGGAATTTCAACAAGTGGAAACGGTATAGGTATAGGAACAACAATACCAGCTAGTAATAGATTAGATATACATAGTTCAAGCGGTATAAACGCAACATTTAACGGCACAGGCACAACAAACGCATCTTTACAATTTCAGTTAGCTGGAACAGGAAAATGGAATCTAGGAAACTTATATAATAGTGCAGCAAATGATTTTATTATTACTGATGTAGTTAATACATTAAATAGGGTAACAGTAAAAAATACAGGGCAAACTTTTATAGGTGCAGATACAACTAGTTCGGGTTTATTTGTTGTTAATAATGCAAGTTCTGATAGTCACATAGTTGTATTAGGTGCAAATTCACCAAGCATAAGAATAAGAGATTCGGGAAGTAGTTTAGTACAAAATGTTGGGTTAGGTATATCAACAGGCACAAACGCATTTATTCAAGGTTCGGCAAGCGGTAACTATTGTATTTTTAATAGTAGTACAACGGCTTCGCCGATATTATTCGGAGTGTATGACGCTGGTACAGGAAACACACAAGAAGCAATAAGAATATCAGCCGCACGAAATTTACTTGTAGGAACGGCGACAGATAGCGGATATAAGGTTTCAGTTTCGGGAACTACTAATATTACAGGAGTTTTAACATTAGGTAGCACTATTTCAAATGGAACTTATACTTATACATTACCAAGTGCAACAGGAACTTTAGCAATAGTTAGTCAATTTAGTGGTTATTTACCATTAAGTGGTGGAAATTTAACAGGTGCATTAACAGTAAGTGTAGTAAGTGGAGAAAATTTAACATTAGAAAAATCAACTGGTGCATATTTATCTTTTAAAAATGGTTCAACACTTCGGGGTTCAATAAATGGAAATAATGGAACAGACGGTTTAAATTTTAATTATGGTGCAGCACATACAACTGCATTAACAATAAATTCAACAGGAAATGTTGGAATAGCAGAAAATTCGCCAAGTTCTAAATTATCTATCGGAAGTACAGTATCTTCTACTATTTCAAATAATGTAGGTTTATTAATTGGTAATGTTGGTGCTGCTGCAAGTGTTGGTAATGTTATACAATTAGGTTTTCATTATAACCCAGCAGGAACTACACCAGCATCAGTAATAGGTGCAATACTTACACAAACTACTGGTTATACAAAATCAGATATATTTTTTGCAACTAGAAATGTAAATACAGATACAGCAGCAACGGAACAAATGCGTTTAACAGGAAGCGGAAATTTATTAATTGGAACTACAACAGATGCTGGATATAAGCTAGATGTAAACGGAACAGGTAGGTTTATTCAAGGTGTTATTGCAAGTGTTGGTGCAGCAATTTCATCAATACAAGTTAGAAACGAAAGTACAGACCAGCCTTTTATTGGGTTTTATCGTGGTGGAACATTAAGAAATACATTGCAATTACTTACTGACGGTTCTTTTAAACTTACTGATTCGTCTTTAGTAGCAAACGCAGGTCTCACAATGGGTACATTAGCTATTGGCAATTCAGTAGCAGCAGCCGTTGCAGCACCAAGTACACATAAAGTATCAATTTTAATTAACGGGGTTCAATATTATTTATTAGCATCAAACATATAAAATGAAAACAATACAACCAGTTTCAATTTGGGTTAATGGCAAAACTGATAACGCAACTATATTCAGTTTAACTTGCATTAATGATAACCTTTTAAATAGTGCAACCTTTTACTTTCAATTACTAGATGCAACACTAGCAAGTATTGCAAGCGGTAACTTAACAATGGTAGAGCCTGATTATACAGCAGACTGGACAACAAATAACGCTGCTTATTTATGGGCTGCAACTCAATTAGGTTTAACTATTACTGGTGAATACACACCAGCTTAAACAGTTCTTTTTTAACCTTTAAATACATAAACAAATGAAAAACGAACAAGCCTTACAAGTATTAAAAGAAGTATTAGACGCAGCAACAAAAAGCGGTGTGTTTCCAAATATGGACGCGTCCTTCACGGCTGCAAATGCTTTTAACATTGTAGCAAATGCTATAAAAGAAATTAAAATAGATGCAGAATAAGACTGGCGACACATTGTTATTGATTAGTGGTTCTACTGCTTACATTAGTTTAAATATCATACAACAATATGTAAGCATTACGGCTGCATTAGTAGCTATCCTATCGGGTGTATTTGCGATTAGGTATTATATTGTAAAATCTAAAAATTAAGTTATGTTAAAGAATTGGAAAACTAGCCTTTTTGGTTTAGGTGCTTTAATTACTGGTATTACACAAATTTTAAAAGGTGATACTGTCGGGGGTTTAACCGCGATAATTACTGGATTCGGTTTATTTCACGCAAAAGATGCAAGTATCGGTTTAAACCAATAGTGAAAAATGAACCAGCAGACTAAAACAATACTTATAGTTGCTGCAATAGCATTAATATTAACAATAGCACCAATGACAGCATCAGCAGCAGAAAGCCTTATAAAATATTATGAAGGCAATTATTTAACAGCCTATGATGATGGTACTGGTACATGGACTATTGGTTATGGTTCTATTTATAACTATGATTTAAAAAGACCAGTTAAACAAGGTGATGTTATTACAGAAGCTAAAGCCATTGAGTATTTACGCAAAGAAATGAGTTCAGTAGTAGCAGATATTAAACGAGTTGTAAAAGTTCCCATCAATCAGAATCAGCTGGATAGTTTAACCAGTTTTACATATAATCTAGGAATCGGTGCATTACAATCTAGTACTTTATTGAGGTTACTCAATGCTGGAACAGATAAAGCAACCGTTGCAAATCAATTTCAATACTGGAACAAAGCCACAATTAATGGTAGATTAACCGTTATGAATGGTCTAACAGCCAGAAGGAAAGCAGAAGCAGACCTTTTTGTGAAATAGTTTGTGTATTTAGATGGTTACCCACTAATGTAAATTAGTGGGTTTTTTTGTGCATAACTAAAAAAATAAATTTGGTAATATGAAAAATGTTATTACATTTATATCCTAAACCCTTTTATTATGACACAGAAAGTACAAGTTATTGCAACCATTAAGGAAATGCAAGACAAAATCAACAAGTTAGAACAGGTTTTATCCTGTTATCCTTTCCACAATGTTAACCTATTCTTTTACGGTTCAAATGGAGTATTCAACGGTTTAACACAAATTGATTTCCCTTTTTCATTATCTGGTGAAATTAAAATTTTTATGGAAGATTCTATTTCTTCTATGAAAGATGAAATTTTGCAATTATCTAAATGTTTATGAAATTTAGATTTTGGCGGTATAGA